CACTTACACCATTTGACAATCGGGCCAATGTTGCTGGGTCCGCGACTACTTCATCGGGGACTACAACAACTACTGGAAAACGAGGGTCTTATGGAAGTTTGGTGTCTTTTGGCAATCCACGCCCTTATCGTTCTGGCGCTAGTTTCAACAGCACCATAAACGATGAGTCTGACTGGTTCCTTTCGGGTGATACTGCACCTGGGTTTCCGTTTAATACGCATTATGCGAATTATCGGTACACTGGTGTATCTCATCCTGGGGTTTCAGCCCCGACGGGTTTGTCTGTCGCCGATTTGCTTTCTAGGAGTAATCCTAGTCAGCCGATCGTCGACGTTCCTGTTGCTCTTGCAGAACTCAGGGAACTCCCTGATCTCTTCAGGATAGCAGGTCGAACGATTGCTCAGAAGATAGCTAGTGGAAATCTGAACTACCAGTTCGGATGGAAACCGCTGTTGGGTGATCTAGGAAATCTCCTAGGTGTCCAAGCATCGATCGACAAACGCGTCGCTCACCTTTCTCGTCTCCATGAGAATGGTGGAGGCTCATATAAAGCAGACGTTGGCACAAATACGTTGCCTGGCACAAAGACTCTCTGGGCTTTTCCGCCTGGAGGGGGTACTATGTGGGTTAGGCATACGGGTTTCTGCCGTCGGTGGATTTCTGTATCTTGGATCCCTTCTTACGATCCTCGTACGGAAATGCCGGATCTAAATCAAATTCGTCAACAGGCCTTTCGGTCTGTTCTCGGTTTGACTGTCGATCTGTCTACTGCGTGGGAACTGCTCCCGTGGTCGTGGTTAGTCGACTGGTTTTCTAACCTTGGCAACATCCTTGCTGCCAGGCGGAATTTAGTCGGCTTCGTCCCGGGGGCTTGCTATACTATGACGCATACTGAACGTCATTCCAATTTTACATTGGAAGGTAGTTCAGTATTGACGCATACGTACCCGTATCTGCACCAAGTGGTGAAGGAGCGTGTACCTACTTCGTCGTCTAGTATCTCAGCTAACGTGCCGTTCCTAAGTGGACGGCAACTCGGTATACTTGCATCGCTTGCAGTCGCAAGACGATGACCTCCTACAACGGGAACGTCGTGAGACGCCCCCATGGAACGCCGTGAGGCGCCCCGAAAGGAAATCATGCTCGCAGATCCGCAGACCATTACGGTTAATGCCGTTGCCAAGAATTTGGCACGTATTAACCAAGACAACAACGGGGCCGTTTATCGACTCCGTTCTTCGACAGACGAACTTGTCATGACCATCAAACATTCCGACGGGAAGATTTCCGGCGGTCAGTTTGGTGAAGGACACGTCATTAAGGTGGAGTATACGGTCTTCGCGACCTCTACTACACCCCAGCTTCGCCTGGCGACTTGGCTAGTCATCCAGAATCCCGATGGCATGGACTTGACCTTGGTCAAGAACCATGTCCTCGCTCTGTGTGCTTATGCCACGTCTGCGAATGTTGATAAGTTCCTGAACGGTGAAAGCTAAGCTTTCTTCAGGTTCTAATCAATAGTCGAGGTTGTCGCGACTTTGCAGTCGCATGGTCACTACCAGGACGGATCCGCTCAAGCCCATAAGGAGTTTGCAGTACATGACTACAATTCCTATGGGGCATGAGTTCCTCCTGGGAGCGTACAAGGCCCTTTACAAGGACATTGTACGTTGGATTCCTGAAGTGAATCGCAAGTCGCTCGAGTGGGATCAAATCCATCTTGAACGCCTTGTTTTGGACAGAGG